CAAAAGATAAATCTCCACCTTTGTTTTTATATTTTACAAATTCTGCCATAAGCATTTGTTCTGCTTGTGCATTACCTGCATCACCGCCCATTGCTAAAAATGCCATAGGTTGTCTTCTAAATTGAGATGCTTGCATTCTTACTTTTTCATCTTCGTCATCTGTGTCTCCACCCATGGCAAAGTTTGCTCGACCACCATCAGCTGCATAAAAGTTTTGACTAACATATTTTTTCTTAGGCATAAAGTTTAAACCTACACCCTTGTCCCCGAGCCCTGAGTAATAATTTTTTGCACTTTGTACAGTACCGATAGGGTCTAATTGAGTTACTGATTCTTCTACTTCTTCGTTGTCACCACCCATAAATAGAGGAGCCATACTTGCAAGACCTAAACCTGTTAATCCTGCTCTGCCTGCACTAAATTTACCATCTTTGTCATAAAATGCTCCAGCTAATAATCCTCTTTTACCTTGGGCTGCACCGCCAACACCACTAGCTCTAAATAAATTTGCAAGGTTTCCAAAACGACCCGCTTGGCCCATCTTAAACATACCTTCGCCACCTAAGAATTTAGCACCACCAAGCATGTAACCACCGGCACCTATTAAAGCAGCTTTACCTAATGGACTTTTAGCAATTTTCTTAACGCCCCGTACCGCTTTTTTAACGATACTACCTAGTCCATATTGTTGTCTTGGTTGTTGCATTCTTGAAATTGCCATAATTTAATCCTAGTTTATCTGTTCTACTTGGTTTTACTAAACAAATCAAGACTTGGCATTATAACTTTTACGTCCTGTGCCATATCCTCATTCTTAAAACCCTTTGCTTCCCAGTCTTTTTTTGTTTTAAAAACCTCACCAGTCTTAAGATGTCTATACGTAGTCTCAACACTAGTTGCATCTAAAACAGGCACTTCTTGTCCATCTATTGTAGTAGTTTTCATTAATCTATTTTCTCCTTTAGTATGTTTAAAAAGCTGACTGCAAAATCAAATGAATCTGTAGTGCTAGATTGTATTTTAAAAGGTGATCCACCTTCTACTATCATCGGTTGAGTTAATAATTCTTTTGTTTGATTTGCTGTAAGAGCTACTGACTTAACGGCTGTAATACTATTGTTAGTAACAGTAACAACTGGTGTGCCAGCAGATGTAACTAATATTGATTTAATAATTATAGTTTCATTGACACCAGGTTTGTCTGTTGCAAAAACATTTAATGCATTTCCTGTAGTATCATTGTCTTTACCTACAAATTTGTATTGGTTTACTACTGCCATTATTCTAAAAAGAAACTTTTAGCTTCTATCTCCTGTTTTACTTCTTCCTGAAAAGAAGAATTTAATTTTGTAATAACACCATCAAGATCCCTAACCAATGATTGTATATTATTTTGTTGGTATTCTTTTGCTGCTCTAGTTAATGATTGTACAATTTTTGCCATTATAAAATACTTGCTAGTCCTCCGTGAAAATAACCTGTTCTACCCATACCACTTTTATTTTCAAAACCACCTATGGGATCATTAGCTTGAGGTCCTCCACCTGTAAAATTTTGTTCTGATCTAGGTCTACTTGCTCTGTAGTCAGACATAGGTCTACCAGTATAACTTTCAATTCTACCTCTGTTTGCAGCTGCTTCGTTTTCTGCGTCTATCTTATCTTGTAAATCTTTAGCCTCTTTTTCTTCTTGTCCTTTATTTGTTTTAAACATTTTTGATGCCTCTAACATTTGCTTATATTTAAAACCTTTATTTTTTGTGTTAAATTTATTTTGATTAGCAAGACCTTGTGCATTTATTGCATCTTCAATTTCTTGATCAGTCATATTATCAAAACCAAACTCTTTAGCTAATTCTATTTGTCCTTCCATGTAGCCTTTACCTGTAAAATTTTTACCTGTTAAAGTTTTCAAACCACTAGGTCCGTCAAACAACATTCCTTCTCCCGCTAAATTATTGTAGGCCCCTTTTTGGGCTTCATTTAATCCTGCTACACTATAACTACCTGATTGATCTCTGTTAGAATTCATTCTTTTTTCTAAAAAATTTAATGCAGTATTTCCAAATGGAATAAATCCAGCTGCAACTCTAGCAAAACCCGGAACTGTTTTTTTATAACTATATGTTTCTCCAATCGGACTAGCTGAAGGGTCTTCAAATTGTCTACCAATACCATACTGTTGAACATTTCCTGGAAGTCCACCCATATAACCAGGAGCTCCATACTGACCATAAGACACTGGTTCTATTTGTGAGCCATATCCAAAAACATTTCCTGCTGAATTAAAACTATTGTTACCACTATTTGTAAAAACATTTGTATTAGGTATACCAAAAGAAGGTGTAGACGCATCTTGTCCACCACCTTGAACCGGTGCTGTAAACCCTGTTCTATATTTTTCTTGAGGAACAAATTGAAAATCTTTGTATAGTTCCTGATCTGCTGCGTTATAAAAAGCTACCATTATCTCATTCCTCCTGGTGCAATATCTAATCTAAATGTACCGAGTTTCCAATCTTGATTGGTTGCTGTGTTAGAAATTTTTAAAGCAACTGATCTTGCTCTTATTCTTGTACTTTGAAAAGTTTTAGATGAACTAATTGTAAAGTCTTTAGTAACAGGTGTACTGTTAGGATACATTCTTGTTGTAAAACTAACTTTAGTATCACCAGTCTGTGTAATAAAGTCAGGTATAAATCTACTTATTCTCATAATGTATTCTCCGTCTCCTCTAAGATCTGGTGTGCCAACTACTTGACCTGTATTACTTCTTCTTTGTGTAATATCAAAATCTCCAGAAGTTATAGTTCCTATAATTGCAGTCACTACTCCACCAGCATTAATTTGATCGGTCCCTGTTTCCTGGCTATAGTATATCGTACTTCCGTCTGTATTACCAACAACATCTGAAGAATCGTTGTCGGATAATCTATAGTAAGTTGCATGTGGTTTATCAAATACTGCAGAATCTTGCCACGCTGCTCTAGGTAAAGTACCTGTTGTCCAAATAGGTTGTTTTGTTGTTGAGTCTAAATAGTTATAAGTAACTACTCTATCAATTTGATCAGACGCAGCAGTACAATAAAACCAACTTACTTCACCAAACAAGTTATTTAATCCTGCATTAATAAGATCTCTAGAAGTAGCATTTATATCATCGTATACATGGTCTTCTACAAGGCATGGCATAGATTGTAGTTGACCATCGTAAGTAAAGAAACCATTCTCTGACATCCAGTAAGCAGAACCATCTACTTCTATACATGCATTTTTACCAAACAATCCACAGTTAGTCCCTACTTGTTCAAAGGAGAAAGTAAAAGGTTGGCCAACAAATTTCATCAAGAACAATGCAGTATCGGTCCATACATAGATTGCATCCCTACCTTTGATAGCCCCCATAATTTTAGAACCATCGGCAAGTCTTTGTGTACCAGCAGTATTTTCAGCTTTAACTGTGTACGAATCTGTTTGATCAATACTTTCTTGAGAAGAGAATCTTATAAACATGTCATCTTGTGTAGTAGATGTTCCGACAGTTGTTTCTGTTCCAAAAAATACTAAGTGTCTGTCAGGTGTAGATACCAATACGTGTCGTGATGCAGTCGGTGCGTTAGGTAGTATTGTTGCTCTAGTATTAACAGCTCCTACTGCTGAAGCATCCCATTCAAAACATTTGCCGTTATAAATAAGTGCAATTAATTTTGTACCATAGTTATCAAGAATCCATAAACCAGGATCAATTGTAAAATCAGAAGATGCTGGATCTCCCCACCCTGCAAAACTAGAAATATTTGTAACTGTAGCACCACCACTGTGTCCTGCTTTTGTAGTTCCATTAACTTCTCTTGCACCACCACTTAATATATTAGTTGTAGTATTATTTGCTGTAAAACTTATGTCTTCTGTTCCTATTCTAATTTCACCAGCTGATGGAAAAGCTGATGAGTTAGTTAAAGGTATATCGGTTACAGCATCATTTATAGTAGAAGCTAAAGTTGTAGTTGCAGCACCTAGTGAAGTACCACCAAATAAACCAGCACCCCAACCAAAACCACCAAGTTGTTGAGAAGGACCCACTGTAAAATAACACAATATAGAAGTGCTGTTTCCATCACTTGTAGTCAAAGGTGTTCCTGACTCTTGAGCCTCCATTGTAATTGTAAAAGTTGTAGTAGTTGGTACAGACGTTACCATGTATTTAATATCTTCAAATGTAGCATTACTGTAAGTAGATCCTGCGGGCACTCCTGCTACACTGTCAAATAAAACAATGTCATCTTCTATTAATCCATGAGCCCCGGTGCATGTAACTGTGACTGTTGTAGATGATGATGTACTTGTAAATTTTGCGCCTGTTAAAGTAGTTCTTATAGGGTGAATGTCATAATACGTACCCCCTGAATATACGTATAAAATTCTGTTAGTTCCTATTGCAGCGTACTTAATACCAGCATTATCATCCCAATGATGAATAGCTCTAGCTGCACCTGTTAGTTTTGTTTCACCTAATTGTGTCCAGCCACCTATTTTTTCAGGTGAACCGTATCTAAAACGAACAAAGTCACCATCAAACCATTGCCCTTCGGCACCTGTTTCTGTAACTTGTTTATTAAATCCTGGAGCAAAGCCTAATTTTTGTAACATATAAAAACCTGTTTATTAGGTAGTATATCAGATTGTAAGTGATTTCAATAGGTTTTAAAGCAGAGGGAATCTGTGGTGG